CAAAGGGAGCACCGCTTGATCCGTGTAATCGACAACCGCCTCTCGGCTCAGAACGAGGCCCAGGTCACCCGGCTGGTCACCGCCGCGATCGTCTACCGGTTGGGCAAGGTGGATCCCGACTGCGCCGCCTGGACCGACGACCTCACCCGCAACCTCACCGAGGGGCTGCGCAACGCCATCTACGCGTTCATGCTGCGCGAGCAACGCGGGGGCGCTGCACCGGCTGATCCTGCGGCCACGCTGCAACTGATGGCCGACAGCCTGGGAAAGCCCAACCTCCCACCGACTGGGGAGCCATCTTCTGGCAGCTCAACGACCTCTGGCCCCGTCACCTCGCCTTCACCAGTGAGCACTTCGCCTGGTGCCCCGAAGCCACGATCTGGGAAGCGCTCGACCAAGGCACCCGCCTCCTAAGGGAACGGCTGCACGCGGCAGAGCGGCCGATCGCCAATTTCCACGCCTGGTATGCCAGCGCTCACCGGGACACCGAGAAGCGCCGCGAGCCGTTCACGATGGAGGAGTTCTGCTGGTTCCTGCCGCCCAAGAATCAGGACGCAGCCGAGGGGCCGCCTGCTGCAGCTGGCGCGGCGATGCTGGCCCTCTGCGAAGCGGTGCAGGTGCCAGGGTTCGCCATGGCATTCTACGACGCCCTGGCCACCGCCGGGGAGGGGACACCACCGCCGTCACTGCTGGCCCTACTGGCAGACGATGCGCTACTGCTCGCCCCGGTGGAACATCATGACGGCTGGCGGGGGCTACTGCTGGCGGAAGACGCCGCAGCGGGGCAGGAGCGCACCTTCAGGCTGACGGATGATTCGCAGCGGCTGGTGACCCTGCAGGTGCCGACCGCTCCCGATGCTGCAGCGCCAGCATGGGCGGCGGCAGATTCATGGCTGCCCATCGTTCGATCTGTCGATAGCAATCCTCTACCGCCTGCGCTGCCGCCTGAATCGACGTGAAGTAGCCCAGCGACCACCGCCTTCCGGCCCACCACACGCGAGCCTGATATGGGCGCCGTGCGTTATGGGGACAGTGGGAAACGCCGCGAGGGTAGGAAGCCATACCGCAGCTTTCCCACCTAAGCCGCTGAGTTGGCTTAAGCCGTGGCGGGAACCTGCGAGGTAACGCACCGGCAGCGCCGGCAAGATCATGACTCAGGCATGGGAACAAGCCTACGGCTTTAGGTTCTTCTTCACCCCCCTCAAGTCTTCGGCGGTAGACCTCACCCGCGTCAATCTCGGCGGGCTTGGCACCGGCAAGTTCATCGACAACACCACCCTGCAAAGCTCCACCGCCAAGGTGATCACGGCTGGAACCGGCGATAACTTTGCATTCGGTGTCGGCACCAAGGCGGTTACCAATGCCGTCACCACCAGCACCACCGCAACCCTGACCTTTGCCGATGCCCACGGTATCGCGGTGGGCAAGCGGATCGTCGTCAAGGATCTTCCTGCTCCCTTCACCACCCTCAACGGGTCGTTCGTGGTGACAGCTGTGACCACCACATCGCCGCATACCCTGGCCTATGCCCTGATCGGTTCGGCGATCACCACTGCTGCTGTATCTGCCGGTGTGGTGGCCCCCTCGCTGCTGCTCGACGGCACCGATCCCCCGTTCCGTCTGCTGGGGCTGACCAATATCCAGCCCAGCAACAGCACCACCAAGGAATCGGTCACCACCTACGACGACGAGGCGGGCAGCTACAACACCCCGATTCCTACCGCCAGGGACAAGACCTGGAGCCTGAGCGGTGCTACGAACTTCGCCGACCCTGCGTGGCGTGCCATGCGGATCTGTGAAGAGTTCAACGTGAGCGAAAAGTTGATGGTTGAGTACGCCGTCATCGGCCCGAACAACGGGAAGCAGGTGGAGTACGGCTATGGCTTCTTCGAGAGCTACCAGCCTGAGCAGGCTGCTGGCACGGTGATCAAGTTCCAGGTGAGCCTGGCCGGTTACGGCAAGGTGGGCCTCGATCTGCTCTGATCAGTTCAGTTATCCGGGAATCCCGGACAACTGATTTGATAGGCCCCGGTTCTGCCGGGGCTTTTTATTGCCCTTTATGTCTCAGCGCTAAACAGCTGACTGACGCGTTCCATGCGCTTGGCCCAGGTATCGCCACCTTCGCGGCCCTTGCACGGGTTGATGCAGGCAGGGTCGTTGACCATGTTGCAGACGAGGCCGGCTAGATCAAGCTCTGAGGCCTTCAGGCCGGTGGCCCAGTACAGCTGCTCGCCTAGCCAGAGGGCGCCGCAGCGTGGGCAGGAGCGGGCTTCCATGGCGGGCGGGCAGTGTTGCGGCAGGTTTCCGGGGTGTCAGTCGCCTTGCTTGGACTTGGTGAGAACAAAAGGCGTCAGCCATTCGACTACGCCTTCTTCGCAAAGGGCTTCGATGAACTTTGGGTTGTTTTTCACTGTTGCTGCTGTGCTGGGTGAGCAATAAACTACCTCCGTCTTCCCCTCAATGCAAGCCTCTGCATGATCACAGACAAGAACAAACGCGAGGCGGAAAATATCAATTTCTTCCAATTCAAGCAATGCCGCTACTCGCCGAAGACGTTTCAAGCCGTGATCGGTTAATTTAAAGCCATAGCTGTGCTCGCGGTCTTCGCTCATGGTGTGTTCGGGGGTGGTGGTGAATCGGTGGAAAGGGCCTGGCGGACGGGACTAGGGGGTGGGGAGCATGTGCTTTTGGTTTTCCAGTAGTACATGTTCAATCAACACAGGCGGGGTATCAGTAGTAGTGACCCACGCCTGAAATAACGGAATAGCTTGCGCTCGCGCTTGGCTTTCTAATACATCAAACCGCGCTTCGCCAATCTCAGCGCGAATCAAGGGTATAAGCTCTTTGATTCTAAAGTAATTCATTTTGCTATCCAAAGCTGTTAAGCTATCTTTGTCTCGCTGGCTATTAACAAGTTTCGGCTTTGGCCTATGCCTGTCTTTATTGAGATAACTCTTTTGCCTTGACGCTTCCCACCATATCGTCTTGGCATGTGTCTTCTTGCGCACCATTCTTCGTATTGTCAGTCTTAACTTGTCAGCAACTGATGGCTGCGTTTCAGGAACAGACGCAAGCCTGGCGTACTCTGTTGAGATTTCGCTGTTTAGCTCATTCCACTTCACTTGCATGTCACTTGCTAAGACATCCAGATCCTCAAGGGACATGCCTTTGATGTCACTAACAAATACTGTTTTTCCCCTTCGCTCCCAAAAGGCGTAGGGTTCGTCAAGCGGCTTGTTGGCGCTGCGTCTTAGCGCCTCAGTTCTAAGCTTTGATTCTGCTGGGCGCGTCCATATGTCAACGGACGAGAGGCTTTCTTTTGTCACAGTGGTTTGTTTGTGTGGTTGGGGGTTTAGGTGGCGTCATGTGTTACACCACTTTGCTTTACTTAATGTATGGTTGATGGCCCGCTATCGCCTCTTCAAGCCATTGGCTCGAACCAGCACCAAGAATCACAATGCCTCCATCAGGACGATCGGACTGATGCAGTATTGGCCCACCATTTGCCGCAATTTCAACATCCCATGCCACTGACTCAGGTATGGGATTGCCTTTTGGTAATTCGTGTAGCCACGGCAGGTTTGCAGCCTCTGCCAGTGGACGGGCCGCCTGTGTGCCAATTAGTGTAACGTGCTGACCTTTAGTAAATGCGGCTTGAATGTGCTGCAGTGCTTTTGAATCCAGTTCCTTTTGAGTAAATCCTTGGTAAGCAATAAGAGGGTGATTACTGCTTTCGGGTGTGCCGTAGGCATCTCCCAATGCCGCTTTACGGCGCCTTGCTTCTCCCATGGTCGGTCGTGCGGTGGTGGCTTTGGCATTCTACCCCATCTGGAAGCCGTTTGGAAAGGGCAACGCCACCCGGCTCCCAGACCGGCCCACTTGCAGGGAAAGCTGAGGCATGAGCCTGCCCACGACCGCCCAAGGTATCTACGACCTACTGGCGGGCGATGCGGAGATCAGCGCAGCCGTGGGCACGTACACGCCTCGCGGCCAGAGCCCAGTCCCAGCCATCGCCGTGGTGCGCCGCAATGAGCAGCTACCCGAGGGGGTGGCCGTGGCTGGCCTGGAGGTGGTGATCCTCAACAACCCCGATTACAGCCCCGATGCCTTCCTGACCGGGGAGACGGGGCTGAACCCCCAATTCAGGCTGTATGTGTCCGAGTGGTCCGCCCTGCAGGTGGCCCCCAAGACGGTCACCAATGCCGCCCTGGCATCGGGCACGGCCACGCTCACCTTCGCAGCGGCGCATGGCATCGGCGTGGGCAAGCAGGTGTCGGTGAGCAACCTTCCGGCCCCCTTCGCCGCTCTGAATGGCACCTTCACGGTCACCGCTGCCACCACGGCCTCACCATTCACCCTCAGCTATGCCCTGGCTGGCAGCACCATCGCGTCGGCTGCCGTTGCTGCTGGCGTGGTGGTCCCTTTGCCCGCAGTTGATCTGACGGCCCTGCAGGCGTTGACCCAGCGGATCATCAGCCTCCTGCCGGGCTGCCGTGCGGTGCCGATCGGCGGGGATGCGCCGGGACAGGGGCTTGGGGTGCTGGATCAGTACGCCATCAGCTGGGCAAACCCCACCCAGTACGTCGTCAAACT